GGGTCCATGCTTGCACCGTGGTCGTTTGCCAAACCTTACCACAAAAGCAATCAAAGCACCAAGACAACACAGCTGAACATTAGGTGAGATACTGCAGGACAAAAGTGCAAATGCACTTAGAAGTCGCCCTCACCAAACCCTCTTCCGGTGTCATCTGCAACAACTTCGAGAATGCCGCTTGGCAGTGCCTCTGCTTGATCAGCGGGGAGTACACTGTCATCGACTTCCACATGAGGGTGATCTTCGCTTTGAACCACAGATACCTCCAAGTCATCGCTCGGCTTGGACTTCTTCCCGTGCCACAGCTCGTCCCTGTATCCGTTCTTCAGCTTGGTTCCGAGAGTTGCATGAACAGCGCTTTTTCTGTCCTGATCAATTGCAGAGACCTCAAGGTCATGGACCTCCCTGCGGAACGGGATTACCTGAACGAGCGGTGTACCCTTTGCGATGAAAAACTCACCATCTCCACCCGTCCACAGGAACGGGAAGTTGATGTTGTTGTAGTAGGTGTCGGTGTCCACCACGCCATCAAGGAGCTTAAAGCGCGTCTCCATGTGGTTGAGTGGCGGCGTGAAGATGCAAGATATCCCCGGCTCTGTCTCAATTACCCAAGGGTTGATCCACTTCATTGGCATATTGCCGTACGGCTTATTGGCCAAAGGGTGCTTTGGAATCTGCGCGGAGCTGTGAGACCCGAGTGTTTCTGCCTGCGCAAAATTTGGCGGGAAGTCTATGGACAGCTCTCCATTGCGGGCGAGGATGTACACATCGCACCACATTGGAATGATGAAGCCAGCCGATAGCGCATCAAGAAACGGCACACATCTCTTCACAGTGCCGCTGCTTGGGTGTTCGCTGGACTGAGGCTTGATGGGCCTGAAGTAATTAGGAGCCGCCTTAATGGCGAGAACCGGACTGGGTATGACGCCCAGCAAGTGAGCGTCACAAGAAAACTTGATTTTCATACTTCCCCCTTCGAAGTAAGTAGTTACGCGGTTGCCCCTTCAGCCCCCGCAACTGCCGCAGCCTCTGCAGCTGCCGCCTGAGCGGCGATCTCGGCATCGACATGCTGCATGATCCAGTCAAAGTCAGCAGACGATACGGTGGTTCCGAAGTCATTTGCTGCAACTTCACCAGCCGCAACGGCATGCTCAAACTGGCGGAAAGTATCCTTTTCAGCATGAAGCTGAGAGATTCCAGCAGCCGAGATGGTGGACTCGATTTCGTCAAGTTTCGCCTGCAGGGCCTCTGTGAACGGAACGCCATCGCACGACAGGAAGTTTGTCCCCGTGTTGATTTCTGCAGTTCCGCTCGACCATACGGTCAGTGTCTGTACCATCTTAGCCCCCTCAGGTCTTCATGATGTACGCCAGCGCGTAGTACGGCGGGCGGTTTTCGTGGGCAGTTCCGCTTCCGGTGCTACCGGAGGTGGTGGAGAACGAATGAGTATGAGCGCCAGCGCTATCGGCTGTACCACTCAAGGTGTGCGAGTGATTGCCCGCACTGTCAGCCGTACCGCTGAGCGTATGGCTGTGCGCGCCTGCGTTTGCGGTCGTGAAGTTGTGGCTGTGAGCGCCCGCTGAGCCAATAAAATTGTTATTTGAAAAAGTGGTGTTAGCAATTGTGTTAAAGAGAGTACCAGAGAGTCCGCCATCATTGCCTTGTGAATTTGTTAATGAGTGGCCGTGTGAGCCAGTGTTGCTGGTCGAGCCGTTGTGCGCGTGATCCCCGGTATTCGAGGTATTGCCGCTCACGGTGTGGGTGTGTGCGCCAGTGTTGCTCGTGTTGCCAGACACGTTATGCGTATGAGCGCCATCACTTGCAGTGGTGCCAGATACGCTGTGCGTGTGGGCGGCGAGTTCGGCCTCTGATAGAGCAACAGTGTTCGCACCGCCAGTTGCGGCCACTGCGTATGTGTTGCCAGCGCCCACGACGAAACGGTCACGCAGGTCGGGTGTGCTGTTGGTGCCGTCGCAGATTACCCAGCCAGATGGAATGGAGCCTGTGGAGCCAGACCACAGCGTAATGACGCCAGATGGTACGCCCTCGATGCCAGTGAGCAGAGAGCCGTCCACGGCGGGGAGCTGCGCGGAGCCGTTAAGCTGAACGATGTTATTTGCGCTGGTGCCGACATTGAGCGTGGCTGCGGTGCCGAGTCCGAGGTTCGTGCGAGCAGTGGTCGTACTGGCCAGATCGGACAAGTTGTTCGCAACAATCAGGTTGTTGGTCGTGATGAAGGTCGTGCTGACATCCACCACTGCAGCGCCTGCGCCTGCACCGTCACAGTACACGACCGCGCTGTCGCCCGTCAGAATGGTGACGTTGCCGCCAGAACCCTGCGTCATGACGACAGACTGAGCGGTTGTATTGCGCACGATGAAGATGCGCTTCGCGTCATTCGGGCTGATCGTGACAGTGTTGGTGCCAGAGGGGGAGCCGCCGAACACAAGGACACCATACTGGCCATTCGACAGGGTGCCGTCAGAAATGGTCAGCGTATGGGTTGTTCCAGAGAGCGTGATTGCTCCAGCCTGCGAAGTCATCCGGTCGATGATTTGCAAGTTGTCATTGGTCGTCTGACCCCAAGTGCCTGACTGTTCGCCGTCCGCGATCAGCTCAATGCCGGAACCTGTGTAAGTGCTAGGCATGTTTCAAACCCTATGCTGCGATCTTAGTCCAGACTGTACCGGGATTCGGAACAATCTTACCCCAGACGGTGACATTGCCGATAGTACCCGCCCCGGCAACTCCGGTCAACGTCACAAGTGCGTCGCCAGAAACAGTAACCGAGTTTACTCGGCACTGCCCCTGAACACCGGTCACATCGACATCTGACTCCCCGTTAACAGAAACAGAGCCAATACCTCCGGAGGCAGACAGGCCAGTGGTTGGAATGTTGGCGGTTCCAGTGACCTCAACGGAACCTATTTGGTTATTTCCAACCACTCCGGACGGAGAAACATTTGCATTAGCTAGTATAAGAACAGAGCCGACAGAAGCGGTGGCATCAAGCCCAGTAGTTGGTACTTCCACATTGGCTTCAATGCGAACAATTCCAACTTCCGCCGCAGCAAAGACACCGTCTGGAATGACAAGTGCGCTCTGGAAGCTGATAGCCTGACCAATTTCACCCGTTGCCTGCACCCCGGACGGCACAACAACATGGTCGGCAAATACAGAAGCAACCCCAACTGAAGCAGTGGAGCCAGTGCCGCCCACAACAGCAACAACATTGGCTTCGATTCTGACAATGCCGACTAGAGCATCTGCCTCGATGCCAGTAGCTGGCACATTCGATGTGCCAGTTGCAGTAAGTGTACCAACGGAGCCATTGGCCTGTACGCCGTCTGGTCTTGCAATGTCCCCAACGCCAACCTGAACTTGTCCAGCTCCGCCGGTTGGCTCGCTCCATTCACCTTGAGACCATACTCCACGGCCCCATCCAAATTCAGTAGCGGTGTCAGCTTCTACCCCAGACACCTCGACGGTAATTGGAAGGCTGGCAAAGGCATTACCAATTTCGCCACTCCCGACTAACCCGTCCGGAATGACGAGCGCGCTCTGGAAGGAAGAGACTTGACCAACGCCACCCGTGGCTTGAAGGCCAGTTGCTGGAACGCCAGCCGTTCCAATTGCGCTTGAGGAGCCTGACGAGTTGCTGGCCTGAACGCCAGATACAACAACAGTACCTTCTTCGCCAAAGCCGCCGTTGGACCAAGTCGTGCGACTCCAACCCTGTAGGGTATCATTCGCCATAGACTTGGCCCTCTATGCTTACGCGATACGGATGATCGCGCCGGTTGCGGTCGGAGTCGGGAACTGGATGGTGAACGTACCAGATGTCGAGGTCTTGTTCGAGCCGAAGTCCAGAACTGCCACAGCCGGATCGCCAGTTGCCGTGTCATTGTAGATCAGAGCGCCGCGAGCGGTGATGGTCGCGGTGGTGAACGACAGGTCTGCGAAGTCCGTCAGGGCGGTCGTGCCAGACGAAGTGGGCGTAACGTTCGTCAGAGCGCCACCACCAGCGGTGTACGAGCCGGAATTGCCGACTTCGTTGGTCGCGCTGTACGCAGTGGTCGATGCGTTCAGAGTTGCAGTCGCTGTATAGAGAGCGAGCTTGAAGGTGTTGCCACCAGTCGAGAAATTGTGGACGCCCTTCAGCAACTCGACTTTGAAGGAGGTACACATCGCGTTGCCGGAAAAGGCCATATCACAGTCTCCTGAGTTGATCAGCGAGATCGTGGAATCCCGCATCCCTGATTTGAGCGCACATCGTCGCCCGATCTTCTTGCATCGCCATCTTAATGTACTGGCGAACTATTTTCAACATATGCTCGCGATATGCTTCCGCCTGCATTCTGATCTCTGGAGGGGCCTTCTCAGAGATTGAAATGAGCCTGTTCACGCACAGCTCAGCGACAGCATCAGGAGAGTGGCCACCCTTGTCAGAAGTGACCACATTGAACTGCATTCCAGCGACTTCGCCCTTGAGGTTCAGCATGGGTCAACCCTTGTACAGATAGCCATCTTCTGGCTCAGGAGGATGTTCGTGCATGGAGCTACGCTTCACGCTGAACTTGCCGTCTTCAATATCAAGACGAAGCGGATCGGGCAGGCGGTGATATCCATATAGGCGCTCCTCTGCTGGAACGTCAGTGTCCATCAGAGGTGAAGATGGTGCGATCACAACGGCACAGCCCTTCGCGTTGAGGACGCCAATCCAGAATTCCACGCATGCGCGCCCAGCTTCAGCCACATGCACATTGCTCCGATAGGAGTAATCGAGGCCAAACAGGTGCAACTCTGACACACCAGTGGCCGCAGCAAAGCCCATGGCGTACGCAGGGGTGTTGTTGAAGTAATAGTTGCCAGTGGTCTTCATGACCGCCTCAAGCGGAAAGTCTACCACACTCGGACACCGAGCATCCGTGATGCAGCTGTAGATCGGGAAGGTCTGATCGGTGGTGATTGTCTTGGAGACAATCGATGTCTGATTGCCCGCCACGGTGTCATCGAGGAAGCGTGACGGAGGGTCCATCATGAACATGCGGTCGCAGGGGAATACCCCGCCAGTCGCATTGATAGTCCACACCTCATCGTACTCTATCGAGTTGCAGCGGGCAGTAATATAGAATCCAGCGGATGAACCCATTGCCACAATAGCAACGCGCTTCCCCTTCAGGTCAGGCAGTTCCATGATTTTCCCCTTCTTTGTGCAATTGCACTTTTACCGGCGGAGGAATTCACCGTCCCGGTAATTGTCCCTCATACTACGAATACCGACACCACCCAGCTGAGCCAGCGCTTCTTCATAACGCTGATTGTAGAGAGCGAGGATGTCGGCTTCCCCCTTCATGTAAGTATAGGCTTCAAGCAGAGAGCCATACAAGAGTGCAGCCTCCGCATTCTCACCAAGCCACGATGTGCCAGTGGTGACGATGGACGGCGGGTCGAAGTAGTAATGCAGCTCCACCCCATAGCTTGCGTCGGGCGTGGGGCCGAGGATGAAGTTGCCGCTGCCGACAGTGTCATCGCCATCGAACTGGCCATAGTACTGCGGCAGGCCCTGCGTGGACGAGCGAGGGAATGCCTCACGGATGAAGTTTACATCCTTGTCCAGCAGGTAGGTGTAGTCACCATCGCCATCAATGACAGCGATGGAGAACACAGCGATGAAGTCTGATGGTCGAGCGAGATATTGGTTGCCCGCGCTCATCGACGCAGTCACGTTCTTGCGCAACTCAGGGATCATCACCGAGCGATAAATCCGCTCTTCAGCTTGCTCGATGAAGTGCGGAATCTGGGAGACAAATGATGTCTCCAAGTTCTCCGTGTAATCCTTGATGGCCTGAACGAGGTCTGCGTAATTCATCTATCAGCCCCGGCTGAAGTTTCCGCCGCGAGTGGCCTTACCCATACCACGGCACTTTCCGCCCGCCTGCATCTTCTTGACGGCACCGCCAGCTGCGCGACGGGTATTGAATGAACGAGCGTTTGGCGCATCTCTGCCGTAAGTTTCAAGAAGCTCTAGGTCTTTACCGAGTTCTCTTAGCTCGCGGACCGCCTCTTCTGTCGCCTTACGGTTGCCGACTGTGCCGCGATCAGCGTAAGTACGCCCTATATTTCTATCTCTTGCGATAGAATCGTTTAAAACGCGTTTTCTTAGACTTTCGCTGCTCATGTTGCCGCCGCCAGCGCGCATCTTCTTGACCTTGCCACCGGCTTTCATGCCGCGACCGCCATTCTTCAGGACATCATCCTGCTCACTTTGCTGGCGGCGCGAAGCTGCGTTGCCACGCGATACTGGATCAGACCGACGCGGGTTCGGTGTGGGGCGGGGGGATTTCTTCATTCCGGGCATGTCAGTCTCCTGTGCTAACGGTAACGGTTCCTACGGAACCTACCATGTATATCAAGGGATTCCCAACAGGATTCCATCCG